AAAATCAACTATTACTGCAAGTAAAATTTTGCAATCCTATGGCATATCAACAAATCACAATGAGCGCATTGCCAATAAAACTAAGCAAAATATGTCTGATGATGATTTCAAAAATTATATAACTGATTTATATATCAACAGTGAATTATCGTTAAACGAAATAGGTAGAAGGTTAAATGTATGCGCTAAAGCTTTAAGAAATATTTTAAGCGATATAATATTCCTTTACGAGAAACAGCCTTTGCTAAATCCATAGCTACACAAAAGGAACGTCACCCACGATGGCAGGGCGGTAAGCATGTGTGTAATAATGGCTACATAGAAGTTTATTGCCCAGAACACCCAAGAGCCAAATCAAGGAAATATGTTTACGAACATATTTTAGTTATGGAAAAACATATCGGACGATATTTATTGCCTAATGAAATCGTCCACCATAAAAATGAAATTAAAACTGATAATCGCATAGAAAATTTGCAACTCATGACAAATAATGAACATGCGGCTTTACATGATACAATACGAGAAAAAAAACATATAAATGTTTTAAATGGGGCATGGAGTAAAAAATATGAATGTTGCATTAACTGTGGTTCAACTACAGTTAAACATAAAGGCAATGGCTTATGTGTTAACTGCTACGCTACAATGTTGCGCCACAAAAAGGAGGTGATGCCCTATGTCGAACATTAGAGCCGCACTCTATGTTCGCGTTTAACGCAAGCACGATGGAACAAGCGACCGACGGATATTCCATAGGCGAGCAAAAGGATAAATTACTGCACTACGCAAGTGCGCAAGGGTATGCTGTCGTCGATACGTATTCCGACGAGGGCTTTTCCGGCAAAGATTTATTACGCCCGAATATGGAGCGAATGCTGAACGATATTCAGCACGGCAAGATAAATACCGTGCTGGTATATAAGCTTGACCGTCTTTCACGCCATGTCAAGGACGTATTAGAACTTGTCGAAACCTTTGATAAATGTAACGTAACTCTTTATTCGCTTTCGGAAAACTTCGATCTAGCCTCTCCTTTCGGCCGCGCGGCATTAAAAATGATGGCTACTTTTGCCGAACTTGAGCGCGAAACTATTGTAGAGCGCATGGAAATGGGCAAAATCGCAAGGGCCAAAGACGGCAAATATACATGTCCCGGAACGCGCTGCCCTTTCGGATACCGGCACGATAAGAAAAACGACCGTCTCCTCATTGAGGAATCCGAAGCCGAGATTATACGCAAGATATTCGATTTATACGTTAATCACGGATATACCTTCAGAAAGCTATACGATTATTGCCGCGAAGCCTATCCGGACGTTAAATATTTCAACAATCAAATGTGCTGCAAGCCTATAATCGAAAGGCCGCTGTACGCCGGCTATTTCCGTTACCGCGGCGGAGAACTTACAAAAGGGACTAATTTCGAAGCGATTATTTCTTACGAGCTTTTTCTCCAGGCGCAGGCGCAAGTTGACAGAAACCGTACTAAACGGCTTTCGGACAGCTCGCCCTATTTGTTAACCGGACTTCTGATTTGCGGAAGGTGCGGAAACCGATACGTCGGCAAAATGTATGAGCGTTACACTAAAAAGCCGGACGGTACGCACACCAAGCATTACCGTTACCGGGATTACGGTTGCGCGGCCAGACTTAAGCGCGATAAAAATTATCACCCGGCAAAATGCGACAATGATATTTACCGCGCCGAGGAGCTGGAAAAAATCGTCGAGGATTACGTACTCAATCTGAATATTGACGATTACAACAAAGCCGACTTCTCCCCCGGCCTCATAGATAAAATGATGAGCGAAATAGGCGCGATAAAACGCTCGCAAAGCAAACTGCTTGACCTGTATCTTTCCGGCGATATTGATAAGGATACTTTTCTTATAAGAAAAATCGAATACGATTCTAAAATTGCGGAGCTGCAAAATCTGATAGAAAAAGAAACTGAATCCGTACAGTCCGCGCCGACTAACGCTGAAGCGATTAAAAAGTCTATTGCAGAATACAGTATGCTCAACCGGCGACAAAAGCGCACGTTGCTAGAATATCTTATCAAAAATATCATAGTTGACGGCAGCAGAATCACAGTAAATTTACGGCTCAAAAAATAATTCAACTTAAAAAAAGAGGCTTTTTTATAACAAAAACCTCTTTTTTTTCTTGACAAATATATTTAACGGCTCTAAAATAGAGGTGAAGCTCAGAAAAATTGAATAGTCCATTGGCGCAATAATGAAGTAACGCTATAAATATTAACTTCAATAGGGCGATAAAATATTATATCGGAAACATAAGCTCAATATCGAAATCCAGGCCGTTTTCCTCGGCCGAATCCCAGCAAGCTATAAGCTCAAGACACTCTACATAAGCGGTTTTCTCTCCGTAAATAAAATCGGTATCAACGACTTCTGAATCGTACAGTTCGCGCAAATGACTTTTAACCGTTTCGATAACGTACTTCAATGCTTCTTCAGCTTTCATCTTTTGCATAATTCAATCCCCCACTGTATGTGCTGAATAAATTATATCTTATTTATATATCAGGATTTTCGCCCACTAAGGGCCTAATCAAATATTTTTTACAAAGGAAGTTGAAAAATGAAACACTATCAAAAGGTTAAACCGACGGAAAGACTGATTTTAAAAGCCCTTGTCGCTAAAGACGATAATCCCGAAATAACCGAAGCATTCAGCAGGGCTCTGGACTTTTTCGACAGCTACGACAAGGTCGAACACACGGCGCACGCGGAGGTCATGCGAAAAATTTATCTGAATAATAACTGTTATAAATACTCCAACAGCACGCACGGACTGCCGAGAAAAACCGGCGTACCAAGCAGAACGCTCTGCCGATACAGAAAAAAATACCTGTCGTATCTTTACATGTTTTATTGCCGCCTGACCGGCAACGAATACACCGACAACATTACGAGCTTTTTTATACTGTTAAAACAAAAATTCAGTAAACAAAAACACGGAGGAAAAACACAATGAACAACGAAACGGATATAATCAAACAAGAGCTGCGATATGCTATAATAAACAAGCGCGCCGAGCTCGATATTCCGCAAACAAAAATGGCCGAGCTTTTGGGAATTTCGCCGAGAAGCTACGTTGATATCGAGCACGGTATCAGCATACCGCGCACGCAAACTTTAATTAAATTCATGTGCCTGTTTAAGGACGACGCAATGAGGCTAATTGACAAAATTATTTTCAAACTGAACTAATAAAGAATATTAAAAATAAAAGCCTACGGAATTACTCCGTAGGTCTTTTTTCATTAAGCTTTTTAGCATACCAAGCGTCGAATTGCTTTAAAACGTCGGCCTTGCGGGCATAGTGGGAAACGACGGTAGTTGTTATATCAGAATAGCCATCGAAATAAGACATGTACGAACGCCCCACAATATAGCCGAGCTTGAATACTATAATACCTATCCCAAGCCAGCCCCACGTCGCTACGTCCTTAACGCCCATTAGCGCCATTAAAAAAACGCTTACCCACCAGGATATGGCGCTCTTTCCTTTACGAATTTTCGCCATATCGCTCTCGCTTCTTCCGAGATCGGTCATGTCGTCGTTCTTGTTTCCGGATAAAAGGGTATTGACGTCAATCCCCTTTACTCTCGCCGCCTTAGCCTCCAGCACGTAAACCGCGCGCTCCTTACCGAGCAGCATTCGCAGCTCTTTTTTTGGCAACGCTTTAAGCGGCGGTAAAACTTCTTTATCCGGCCCGTAAGTTTCTGCATCAAACCGCTCGAAGGATACTGCCGCCCGTTGCAATATACCGCTTTGAATCGTTTTAAGCGCCGCGTCATTATACGCTGCGCAAAATTCAGATAACCGGTCAAGCTGATCGCCCGTAAGCGCATTGGCCGCAGTCGAATAACTTTGCAAGGTGTCAATATACTTCCTTTCTTTTTTCCCGGCGAACGTGCCTTTCGTGTAAAAATTCGCATTCAGCAGCATAGCTGCAAGAAAAAACGGCAGACACTCAATGCAGATATCAAGTATAGAACGCCACGTTATCTCTTTTAGCTCGATCGCGCCGAGATTCAGCAAAAGCATAGCTATGACTATGCCAACGGCTATTATGTCGAAAATTCTGTCTTTGATACCGCCCTTAAACGACTGCTTAAAATCGTTATACGTTTCCGCCGGATTCTTCTCCGCCATTCTGCGCCCCCTCCTCGATCAGCTTTTGGGTTGTGGTAAA